TTCGCGAAGTATAGTGGTCAGTTCGACACCATTTCCAAAAAATGGAACTCAGATGAAACGACAGAGTTTCTACTCGCGGTTGCACAACAGCTTGCCGAGGAAATCTCCGATCCCGCAACGCGGGAATGCGTCACTCGTGACGCTACTCGGGGTGATATTCTTGGCTTGTGTAACCTTAGTCCTGCTTACGCGGAGCTTACCCCCGCCGACAGCCGCATCGTGCGTCAAGTATCAGCCCTCTTCTCAAAAAGAGCGGACCTTGACCTCGGCGTCGACCGGCGAGGAGCAGCCTTAGATGCGTTTATAAAGGCCGAAAATGTCTGTCGTGAGACAAACGAAATCTTTCGGCTGTGGGGTCAGGGGAAATTTCAATTCCCCCCTGATGTCGAACGGTGTCTTCATACCGCTCGTATTAAAATCTCCCGCATCCTAGGTGACGCTCCGCAGGTTTCCGAGTTGAAATACCGATTCGGACCCGGCGCGACGACCTCGAGAAAAAGAAAAGATGCCTCCCCAGTTTTCAAGCTGGAGGACGGTATCGCCTGTAGTGAAAGCTTGCTCCCCCTTGCTAGCGAGATCCTCGCTAGCTGCCCAGGATTACTCAATTGGGCTGAGGGAACCCAGGAGCAGAGTGTGCCCGTCGAAATTCATGACGGTCGCCTCAATTTCGTCCCGAAGAACTGGAAGACGGATAGATCAGTTGTCGTCGAACCCTCACTCAACACGTTTTTTCAGTTGGGTGTAGGAGACTACATTGCTGACCGTCTCAGGAGGAATGGCATCGATATCCGCGATCAGTCACGCAATCAGCGTGCTGCACGGTTCGGTAGCCTTACAGGGGAATTAGCAACCCTTGACCTCAGTAGCGCGTCCGATACCCTTGCAAAAGGGCTAGTCGCGCACCTGCTTCCAGACGACTGGATTCAACTCCTTAGTTATGGTCGGACCCCTTGTATCACCTATGAGCTGAAAGGCTCGGGTGAAGGGATTTCCTTCCGGTTGCGACAGGAAAAGTTCAGTTCGATGGGAAACGGTTTCACTTTCCCGCTTGAGACCCTTATCTACTACGCCCTCGCACTTGGGTGTGCGGAAGGCGAAGAGGACTCTGTTCTCGCTTATGGCGATGACATTGTCTGCCCATCGTGGGTCGCCCCACGGCTGGCTAAGGTTCTCCACTCGGTTGGCTGTATCATGAACTGGACCAAGAGTTTCTGGTCCGGGCCATTCCGAGAGTCTTGCGGGTGTGATTACGTTCTGGGATACGACGTTCGACCGATTTACGTGAAGGACTCCCTTCAGACCTTCGACCTATTCGCTTTGGCGAATGGGTTTCGGGAGAAGGGTTTCGCGGCTATATCAGTGCTTTTTAAACGACTGATGGCGCCCAAGCTCCGCTGCTACGGCCCTGAG